AATGACAAGTCATCTGGGTCATCAGCATCCGGCATGGTGTATTTCGTAAACTTCAAGAAGTCAGTACGGCACTCAAGAGCCAGCTTCTGCCGTTTGGCAGCTGCAATCTTCTTATCCAGCTCCGTAAGTTGCTTCTCTTTGTTCATGCAACAGCCATTTCTAGCGCAGCCTCGCGTGTTTCATTGTTCCGGCGCAGCCATCCTTTGCCAAACGTGTCAAAGGTGCTTAGTGCGCGATAAAATATCTCGCGCTCTTGCGTCATCATCTCAATGATTTCGTGTGGCTGCGTGTTCTGTACCTGGGCGAGAGTCTTTGGCCCAATAGCGCCATCAGGAGAAGCGCCTACGGCCCTCTGGAGAGCTTTAGACGCCCTCGATGGGCCAGAGTTTACCGCCCAATCAAACACCGCCCAGTCAACGCCTGGAGGCAGCGTATCGCAGCTGCATTTGTCCCAATACAGAGCTTTGTAAATAGGGCCAACATCTTCAGCAGTAAGGTCGCGCATCTCTTGTTCAGTGACTTCGCGCCCCTTTACCTTTTCATAAACTGCTTTTGTCACGCCGAGGTTAGTCATCCCGCCTGGGTCTTTTGGGTGGTCAACAAACCCGCCCTCATGTTTAAGCAGCATCTCTAAGGATGTATCAAAATTGTCCTTCATTTAGACGTTCCTTTTGCTTTGTCGAAACTTCTCATTCCGGCAATTCCCAATAATCCAAACAGCAAAGGCATCATCACGGACATATCCGCCTGGGGTACAATAATCCCAAAACCACCAGCGATAGGCGCAACCAGAAAGTTTACGGCCAAGCCTAGTACGCAGCACCAGCCAGTTGCTGGCCGCCACGATGATTGAAACCAATTACCCTTGGCTTCTTCTCTGTTCACGGCGATTTGAGCGAGAGCCAGCTCCTGGCCGTGTCGTTCCGCCATTGTGGCTATGCTATGGGCCAGCTCGGCTTGCTTGTCTTTATCAGCAACAAACTTACCGATTAGCTCGGTTGCTGCTGGAATAAGTGCCTGTATCAATGCTTCATCCTCTCTTTGATAATCGCCAGCTGAAGCTCTAGCTCACGAACTCTTTTTATTGTGTCCTGGACTTCTGCTGGTGGCTTAAACTCATCAATCCAGTCATCGTTTTCTTCTATCTCAATCAACATCAAATCTTGTTCATGCTCGATAAAAGCCAGGCGCTCGATAATCCCGAAATATGCCCACACGGAGATAGCCGTAAACGCAACAAGCCCCAGCAAATTCTTGAGGGGTATTGTAAATTCACTGGCTTCGTTGAGCTTTCGCGTCATTTTTTCTGCCCCTCTGACGACATCCAGATTCCAAAAATTCCTGTATAAACTCCCATTACAACAGATACGAAACTAGCGGCCTGTGTGTTCTGGGAATCAGGCGGCAGCGCCATAAACCATTCCGCAGCTCTCCAGGACATAATTGTGGAAGCCAGCATCATTATGCGGCCAACCAGGTTGTAAGAAGCCAGCTCTTTAAGAAACGCCATTAGAAGACCTCCATCGCTGAACGCCAGCTACGAGCTTCTTCTTCGCGGTCTGTAAAACGTGTTTTAGGTAAACGAATGGTAACGGTTGTAATGTCACATTGCGGAAGAAAGACGCAGCGCCGCTCATCAACAGCAACAAGCGCGAATATATCGACTTGACCATCGACATAGGTTTTCTTGCTATGCCGACCATGCGCTGTCTTAAACTGGTAATTAGGCCCACGCGCCTCAGTGGAAAAAGACGCTTTGACTTGGACTCGTATAAATTTGCTACCACAGTCAACCAGTAAGTCATATTTTCTGTTAGCAACGGCAGTCGCCTGGTGTCCTAGCAGCTCTAGTGCTGCTGAAGCTATTAACTCGCCTGTCCTCCCTATAGACAGTGCCGAGACTTCCAATAGCTATGTAGACCCTTGCAAGAACTTAACGTAAACAACGAATCCGACCAGTGCGCCTAAAATAAGCAAGACCACTAATCCTATAAAGAAATACTCAATCCATTGTTCTTTTAATCTCTTGGCCTCTTCTTGCTGCCGCTGTCTCTCCTTTCTTGCTTCTGCCTGGAACCGCTGCCAGTCGTGCCAAAGTCCTGGACGACCCGCCCATATCATTACTTCCTTTAGCTGCTTTTCAGCCTCGGCAATCCGTTCCAGTGCCATAAACTCTTCAAAATCATCGGAATCCTGGCCGCGTAACTTAGCCAAAAAACCGTTCTTCTTTTTGTTTGCCCTTGCCTGTAGGTCAGACTTTGCGCCAACAATCGCGCCAATCTGCTTGACGCACCTGGACAAATCAGCCCCTGCCGAAACAGTGGCTTTGACGGTAGCAAATGCCGCATTAAAAGCAGCCAATTCAGCCAACATACTTGCACCTTTCTATGCAGAAGCTGGCCTCCCCCTCCTATTTGTCTTTCTGTCAGTCCTATCATCCTACTTCCTGGACAACATAAAAATTATTACCGCCAACAAAGCTATTATTAAAAAGTCTGCTGGAACGGCCATCATCGTATCAAACCATCCTGGCCATAAGCGTTGATGCCAGGCCAACAATCAGTATGGTGCTTCCCATTATAAGCGCCTCCAAACGCCACATACGTTTGTCCAAGGCTTTTATCCAACCTTGCAGCTGCTCATAGCGGACGGCGCACTCTTTTTCGTGCGACTCCAATTCCATCTGAACCTTTAGTTCAGGCTCTAGTTGCTGTGACATTTTCATCAATCACCTCACGATGGCTGGGCTTCATTAAAAGCCGCTTCTGCCGCCGCCCGAATGTCTTCCTGACGAGCCGTAAAAGTTTTTACCCAACCACGGGAAAATGCGTCAGCAATAATTGCTTCACGGGTGGTAGGAATTTGAACGCCCTCATCTAATGCTTTTGTAGTATAGATTTGGACAATCTCGTCATTTGCAACTCTTGCTCGTTCTGTAGCCGCATTTTCTACCCAGTCAGAGGGAGACAATGCTGCATACTCCAGCCCCTTAATTTGGGTATCTGTAAGTGTAATATTTATTGTTTGTGACATTATTGTCTCCTAACCGATTAGTTTAATTGTGGCACAGGAATCGGCTAAATGACCCGCACCAGCGCCATTCGCGTTGTGTGTACCAACGCCCAACGTGTCATTAGCCGCCGCTAATAGAACGTGTGTTAAAGAAAGATTGTAGTGTCCTGAGTTGTTGTCTGGATTCCAGTGAATGTTTTCTCTTACACCCCCGTTGTGAAATACTGCTATCCAGTTGTAAGCACTTGCATACTGGGATTGAGCGCAAAAATTTATCTCGTAGTATCCATCCACAGGACAAGTGAATAACCCCGTTGAATTATTAAAATGATTTCCATTATTTCTCGTGACAGACCAACCTGTGATTACCTGTGTTGCCGCACTAGCAGTACCTTTATCCTGTAAAGCCACAATCGGCGTGTAAGGCATCGTGACATAGCCTTCGGGGCTAATTCTCATCCTTTCTGCATGAGAGACACCAGTGTCGTGTGTCTCAAAAGCAATCGCTTCGTGACCAGAACTTGGACGATGGAAACGGATAGCCGCACCACCTGATGTGCCTAGATTGTAGCTTGCGGTATTGTTTAGAAACTCAATACGAGCATCATCACCTAGAAAACGAATTTGTTTAGGGGTGCTAGGAGACGCCCCTAAAGTAACATTTCCCACAGCAGACATATCATTAAGCTGTCCGTCCAGCGCACCACCAAGCTGGGGCGTAGTGTCATTCACCAAGTCTGCCGCAGGGACGTTATCTAATGCCCCCGCAACGATGTCCCCATTGGCATCAACGAGGTTTGCAATATCTCTTGCTCGTGTCATCTAAGCCCCCTTATGGTTTTGTAGGCCAGACCACATCATCGAGGCTGGTGTAATTAGCTGGCACATCGCGCAACGCCTGGCGGTACGCAGTTTGCGCGTCCGTCATTGTCAGGTCGCTCGATGCCCACCAATCGACTTCAGACAGGCGGCGGTCACGTTCCTCGCGCAGCAGACGCATAGGTTCTGCGGCTACAAGCTCATCCTTCTTGGCTGATACTTGTGCCCATGTGACGCCCCAATCAGATGGGTTGTCGTTTTCTATTGCAGAGCCATTGGCATCTGCGCCAGTGACTTTGCGAAACATTTCGTTGAACTCAGCTTCACTCGTTGGCTCTCCACGAAGAACCCACTCAGTGACCTGAAGTTTGTTAAGTGCTGTTGCTATATCGGTCATTGATTTCTCCTGTTGTTAGCCAATCAAATAGCCCATCATTTGTTTTTCATTGTGATTTCCACCAATAGTTCCACCACCCCAAATAACACTAAAGGTGTCGTTTTGAGCCATGTTTACCATTACTGAAGAAGATGCTTGCATATAACTACCTAAGTTTGCATCAGCTGTTCTATGCTCTTGTGTTGTAAAACTGTTATGGCGACATGATGCTCTAACAAAGCCACCTCCAACAGCCATAGTTAAAACGTGAAACATATAAATTCCCTGAAACGGGGCAGTAAATGTACCATTGCTTCCTACGAAGTGGTTGCCAACATTTATGGGAATCCGAAGGTTACTAGACCCAGAAAACAAAACACCTGATGTATAGGTTGCACTGTCTTTAACAAGGAAGCAGGGGTTATTGTTTTTGATGTACCCAGTTAAATCCAGATTTCCCGATGCTGTTAGATTGCCAGAAGAATCTATGGAAATTGCGCTAGTACCGTTTGCATTTTGGATAGCGTCTACTTTGAGAATACTGCTCATCCTGCTATCTCCAATGCTGTCATAGTGGTAGAAACAAGCGGGTAACTACTACTCCACCTCATGTTAATGCCCACATCGCCTCCAGAGCCATTTGGGCTTGCAAACTGTAGTTTGTAAGTAATTTGGCTGGTAGTTGATGGGTTATACAGAAAACTGGCACTTGCCCCTCCAACAGCCATTGTTCCAGTACCCCCAGTATAACCAGCAAGGCTTGTAATACCGTATGTTGTACTTCCATCGCTGGCATTTATTCTGGTGGCTATTGCTGTGTTATTACCGTTTTTGTAAATATCGCCAATATTGACGAGCAACAGAACTTTGGAGGATGTTGCAGACGGTGTGATTTGGACTTGGATGCCTGTATCTGTAAATGTGCTGGTGTCGATAGTGATGTTATTGGTGGTGTTTGTTGTGTTTACCACCTGAAGCACACTGCCTGTCGGCAACGTCAGGTTAGGCGCACTAATCTTGCTCTGGAGATTAGGCGCAATGTTATCAACGTATAGTGTTGTCATTGTGCAATCTCCTGAATAAGACAAGTTGATACTGGTGATGCACTAGAAGGCTCGTTGAACCTCACTCCTGATGAGTTTGGGGCTGTAACTTGAAGACTCCACTGAAATGATGAACCACTCGTATTTGTGTATTCTAAGGTTTCAGAGTAAATCGCGCGAAGCCAGATACCGTTTCCTCCGTAGTCATAACCACCCGCATCATTTACATCTAAAGCGGTGACTCCAGCTATCGACACTCTGTAT